CAACCAGTCTAATCCATCGAAACTATAGGCCACATCTCCTGTGCTAGATATGGCAACAAATCTATTGTTACCGTATGCAATACTGACCCAATCTTTGGCGCTGGAGTCTGCTACCACATCCATGATATGGCCGGCCCATGACCACGTATTGAATAAAGAATTGTATGTGCCTACGGCTACTGTATTTCCACTGTTGGCCAACACTACATATGTGTTCTTGCCATAAGTCACATCTACCCATTCATTAATTGTGGAATCTCCGAATGTTGGAAGTGTAACTGTGCTCCAAGTGGTACCATTAAGACTATAAGCAGCTGAGTTAGAATTTGTAGCCACAGCAAGGAACACTCCTTTACCGTAAACACAAGAATTCCATTGACGGGATGCTGGCATACTTCTAGTAGTCCAGTTTATACCATCAGTAGAACTGGCAGCAAAAGCACTGGCTTGGCGTATAGCTACAAATATATGATCGCCTAATGTAGGGTATGTGACTCTTCCTGCAGCTAGACATTTCCAATCACCCGTTGTGGGCATATTAAATGTTTCCCAATTACTGCCATCTGAACTGTACATAGCAGCACTACCCCCAGTAGAAACTACTACAAATTTTCCACTGGCTCCGATATCATATATTCCTGCGCCATAAGTTGGTTGCTCGAAAGCCAATACTGAATTTGTACTGTCGTCGCTAACATCTGTGACCAAAATTGAAATATCATTTTCAGGTGATATACCGCCTAATAGACTGCCATCAATAGTCAGCTGCTGATCTACTTCATAGCCAGCTCCACCGTTATTAATAGTTATTGTGTAATTTCTGCCTTGTTTACTAACATTAAAAGTAGCAAGTGCCGCTACAACATCTATAGTAGTACCTGTGCCTGATTCAGTAACCGGTATATTAGTGTATGTTTCAGTAGTGTCACCAAAGACAATTTCTGACCAAGTGGTAGCAGCAGGAGTTGTAATTTCTTCAGCTGTATATGCTGGAGCAGAAAATATTACTCTAGGTTCAATTCTGTATGTGGTGTTAGTCAGCAACGGAACTGTGGGTAATTTGCCCGGAACCACGTGATCCCACCCTGGTTGATCATCTGATTCTCTACTTACATTAACTACTTTTGTAAGATTATTATAAGCTGTAATATATCCATACTGTCCAGTACCTGCGCCGCTGGTGATAAGTATTCGCATTCCAAGATATTCAGCAATACTGTTACCATCATTACTGGCAATAGTTATAGTTAACTCGTCACCGGCTTGTGCATTGTTCTGCACCACCACATAACCACTGCCGCCTATTTCTTGTGCTATTTGAGCAGTACCTGCATTGGCGTCAAGTCTTCTTGCTTCAAATACTGCATCGTCTCTAAACTCTTCAAAAATTACATCAGCATTAATACCGGCACCAGTAAACACCGCAGTGGCTTCTGTGTAATCCTGACCCATATTTGTCCATTCTAAAATCTGTATTTCGTCAACAAAGTCTCCAGCAAAAGCATCGGCCACCACAGCCTGATTAAATCTATTGAAAACTCTTGCAGTTGCCGGAGTTTCTGTAGCATCAACACCATCTGAGATGGCGCCATAGGTACCATAGGAACAGTTGCCGTTTGTGGCTCGTATAACACCACCGTCTTCGGCAAAATAACCAATGTGACAATAATATGTGAACACTGAAACTAGTTCAGCGCGGCCATTGTTACGCACCCATGCTCCAATTCCATCACTGAGTACCTGTGTAAAATCGTTACTGACTATGGATTTATTTCCGCCGCTGTGCAAAGCACCATCAATCTTTTGACCAACACAACCTGTACCTATTGTTGTAACACCTTGAATGTAAGGCGAACGTGTGGTAATCCAAGTGCTAGAATCTGCTGGTCCCCACCCTGGATCTAATGAAACATATGCTCCTCCCAACGGAATTTGATATAAATCAAATGCCACTGGGGGACTTAGCGTAGAGTCTAGGCCTTTCAAAGTACAATTACGAATTCCGGTAGCGTTTCTTACATAGAACATGTCTTCACTAGTAGTACAGCCTAGTACTTGATTTCTATAATACCTTGCTCTTAGTAGTGATTTATAATTTCCTGTGTATATGATATCATATTTCCAAGCATCTACATATCCAAGAATACTAAATCGAAGTAAATCTTCATCAAATGTATATGCAGGATAAGTATCTTGCAAGAAGGCCACAGCTTCTTCAATAATAAAATTCTTGTTAGCTTCTAATTGCAACACAGTATTGGTATATGCTGTAGAAGTCTGTGCTGTGTTGGTGCCTACTACTAAAGGATCTGAACCCGAACTATTAATATAAAAGTTAATGTAATCATTTATATTTGTAATTTTGGTTTGTATTGCGGCAGCAGCAACACTGCTGGTAGAGATAGGTAAAACAAGTGTATCAAAAATTTCATTCGGAGGCACAGCACTATCAAATTGCGGGGGATTAAACGGTATCTGAAACGTCTCCGTTAAAAAGACTTGCTCTTCGGAATTACTTACAGATTTAGTTGGATTTGTAGGTATACCTGCTACAATTTCTGGTATCATTAAAGAAATTCTATTTAACACAGCTAGATGATATGGGCGATCGGCAGACGAAATAACAGAACCTTGAGCTTTTATTGTTGTGCTTCTTAGTTCAGCTCCTAGCACTACTGTTCTAGGTGGCACAATGATCGGAGTTAATTCTATATATTCTCCCGCTGCCACTTTAATAGTTGTATGTCCGCTGAATCCGTCATTGACCTGTTCGCAGGCAAATCTAATAGTTCTCCAAGGCAAGAATTGACTGGTACCTCTCTCTGGATTTGTGTAGTCATCAACTCCAGAGGTATCCACAAATCTTACTCTTGTTAAATCACCCCAATATGCATAATCAACATTGCCTTCTTGGGTTGCAACAACAACTTGAGTTTCTTCTCCTATTGGAACACTAGTTGATCCAAAAGTACTGCCGTCTCCTACGTTTGATCTTGAAAGACCAAATGTAAGTAGGTCTCCACGCTGTGACATTCCTACTTCTGAGCCGGCCTGTAATATTAGGTCCCAATAAGCAAATCCAGAACCGTTATCTCCTGGAAAATTGTCATTAGAAGCAACGTGTTCAATATTGGCTTGATAGGTGTTACCTAAAAATACCACTACATCATTGATGCTGTATGTTTGACCGGATAACCAGCCGCTGCGCCAGGCTTGACTTGCGTTGATTATTTCCCAATTGCTGGTATCAAGATAATCTAATGAGCTACCGTCGGCTCCGGTATCTAATATAGCTAGGTATAGATTACCTCCGCGGCGAACTACGTCTCCTACTTTGTAATCTACAGTTGCATTCCATGTGCCTATAAAATTCACGGCCTTGGATAGTATTCTCCAATTTGCAGTATCTTCTGTTGGATTGCCAACGGCATAGTTGTTGGCTGCTGCTATGTATAGATATCCGCCGTGTCTAACAATATCACCAATTGCATAATAAACAGCATTACTCCAGGTCTGATAAAAATTGTGTCCAATAAATTCAGTGACAAAGTTGACATTGGTAATACTTGCGCCGGCCACGTGTCCAGTTACACAACGTAACACACTGCCGCCGTATTTGACTAAATCATTTTTTCTGTATCTAGTGGCAGCTGTCCAGGATCCTACATACTCAATACCTTCATAGTATACCTGCCACAGTTCACCTGTGCTATCATCTTGATTGTCATTGTTGCCAGTCTCAAGTCCTTGTGCTGTGGTTCCTGATGTATGTCCTACAATACATCTATACACAATACCATTGTATCGAATTACATCTCCTATGCCGTAGCGTGTGTCAGGAGTCCAATCTGATTGCCAACTATCTGCTGATAGATATACAGCCCAATTGTTTAAGCTATCATCAAATATTGATGTAGATGTATGTCCAATTACGCATAGATATATAACGCCACCGTACAGTGCAATATCGCCCGAATTGTATAAAGTTGTAGTAGCCCACTCACCTTTCCATTCATACCCGTCGGTCATCTTTAGCCAGGTTGGAGTTGGTTGTGTATCTCCAGGATTATTATAGTAATTTTGGTCTGCAGCAAAAGTAGATGCTGTGTGCTGTCGCTGGCATATCCAGGTGCTGCCACCGTATCTTACTACATCATCTTTGTTATATGTGGTAGAATCAGCTACCCATTCATTCTTCCACGTATACCTAATTCTACTAATCTTAAATTCTGCCATGATTTATTCCGTTTTAACTTGAATGACCTGTGGGATATGTGTATCCCTGATTTATTCTCTGTGTTAATCTTCCCTGATTATCAACATAGTATAACATATTCCTGTTGTCCCAACGATATTGTGTCCATACCAAATTGTCATATGCCACTTCATGATCTTGTGTAATACCATCAAAGTAGTCTATACCTGGTTCAAAATCTTCAAAATTTTCGTCAGGTGCTCCGGGTAAATTCAATTCAATACTGTCTTTGTCTTTGAGTTGATCGCTTCTATACAAAAATAATTCGCCATCAGAGTTTCTACGCAGAGCATACCAATAGCGAGGACTATCTCCTAGTGCTTCATCTGGACTTTGACCTAAATAATAATTGCTTGGCATAATTTTTCCTTAAGATATTTCTACATAACTAATGACAGCATCTATACTGTCTTCGGTATCGCTGACTATTCTTATGCCTGCAGTTTCTGGTAATATTAGTTTTTCGCCTTGTGTAATAATTTTAGCTGTACTATTAGGAGAGATTGATAAGCCACGTACATAATGTGCCTGGGTAGAGTTTTCATCTATGACATATACATTAACTACCACAGTGTCATAATCTGTAACATTGGCTAGGTTAAGACCAATGACAGTGACTCTAACTCCTGCATCTACTTGTAGCACATCTACAGGTGTAGTTCCTATTTCAGTGTTTACGGCGTGTCTAAATAAGGTTGGCATAATTTTATCCTAGCATCAGCGCATAAGTGGCTGCTATTTCGTTGGCCTGAATTTCTGAAACTGCTCCAGAAGCTCCTGCAGGTGATGCCCAGGTAATTCCGTCCCAAATCTCAAGAGCTTTTGAATTAGTATTAAAACGAGTCATACCTAGCACTGCGTAAGCAGTCGGCCTTTGAGCATCACTGCCCACAGGAGGAACAAAACCATTTGTTCCTTGAATTTTAAAATATCCTGTGCCCGTTTGCGCAATTTCAGTTACTGCATTTGAACTGAGATTTGTTATAACATTGTCAACAATCCGAAAATTTCCCAGTCTAACGCCACCGGCACCATTACCGTCGATGATTATGTCTTGTCCTGTGGTACTAGTAATTTCATTGTCTCTAAACATGAGGTTACCAACATCTAACATGGTAACATTTAACACATTAGTATACACGTTATTAACGTAGACATTTCTCCAGCGATAGGCTCCGGAACCTAAATCCCAGGTGTTATCCGTTTGGGGAACTAGATCACTTTGAATACTAGCGTTGATAGTAACGGAATCAGTTAGGCTGTCTCCAATAACAATATTTCCGCCTATGGTTACGTTTCCAGTGGCATTGATATTTCCTGTGACATTAAGATTGCCTGTAATGTTGGTGTTACCGTAAATATCTATTATTCCTGTACCGTTGGCTCGTAGTTCTAAATCACTGTTTGATACTTCTGTGGAAATAATATTTCCTAGAATTTGAATGTCATCTACCACTAATCTAGCATTATAGATAGTTGGTTCAGCACCTGATGGTGCAAAAGTTATGGTACTGAGATCGCTGCTGATAGTGTTGCCAGTGACTGTTATATTGCCAATGTCAAATTGATCAGTTACTTCTAGATCGGTGGATTTTGTTGTGCCGTTAACGTCTAAGTCGTGCAGTGGAGAAGACTTGTTTACTCCGATTCGAGAGTTAACAACATCCAAATATAATAAGTCAGTCTCAAACGCTAGATCCACGCCATCTCTGACTAGATTAGGTTTAAGCATTTGACCGGAAATTCTTCCAATAGCCATTAGCTCTCCTTAGACCCCGTGTTTCACGGTTAACCACCTTGCATTGCGGGTTTACCACAGTTTGACCATACAGAAAAAGACTTTTTCTGTAATCACTAGTATTTATATCTTTTGGAAAATTAGCCTAGAATGAGACTGTATACATTTCCTAAATCTTGCATTACCGGTACACTTATTGTTGCACCGCCACCAGTTGATAATTGCCATACTGTGCCGTCATAGCACTCAACATATTCTAAATCAGTATTCCAACGGGTTTCACCTTCTTCGGGATTAGCTCTTCTTTGATTTTGTGGGGTGCCTGGGGCAAAATTATCGTCACCTGTTCCTGCAGGTATTACAAAACCATTTGTGCCTTGATATTTTAAATAGCCTATGCCTGTAGATACAACAGTGATAGCAGAATTGTTAAGGTTAGTAACTATATTTCCTTGCCACTGAGTACGTTCAATTGAAGTTATTCCAGTAAATGGTGTTATTCGAATATCATCGTTTGACTGCACACTGATAATTTGACCAGTAACTCCGTCCAGTCTCATTTGATCGCTAATAAGGACTGCCTGAGGCAGCACAAGATTAGCATGTGTTAGATCATCAGCTAAGTGTAACTGACTCCAACGTTTTACAGATTGGCCTAGATCATACGTGTTGTCTGTGCCTGGGATAATGTCTTGTGTAAAATCAGGAGACACAACTACAACATCCAAAGGACTGTCGCCAACTATGATGTTGTCTGCTGCTGATAAATCTCCAGTCAGTATAGTATTACCTGTGATTGCTAGATTACCTAGTATACTGGTGCTGCTTTGAATAGTTAATGGAGCAGTACTATTAGGGTTAAGCACAACACTGCCATTGGTTGTGTAATTTTTAATTACATTTCCGTTGATTTCAAGTTGTGCTGTTAGTACCCTGTCAAGATTAATAACTGCGCCTGCTCCGACAGGACTTATATTAATAGGTCCTACAACCGTTGATATTGTGCCGTTGGCGTTGAATATAAGATTGTCAAATATTGCTTGATTGTCAACTATTAGATCTGTAGTTTTTACATATCCGTCGATATTAAGAGCAGTTGTTGGGTTGTTTTTATTAACACCAATGCGTGAATTTGTAACATCCAAATATAACAGGTCGGTTTCAAAAGCAAGATCCTCACCGGGATCTCTTTCTAAATTTGAGTTTAGAATTGGGCCGCTTATTCTACCTAGTTGTGTCATGATTAATTAGCGTAACCGTAATACACAGTGACCGTTTTGCCAATAGGTACTGCATCAGAAAAACTTAGATAATTACCTGCAGGATATGCTATACCTGCCAAATAGCCTGTTGCACTGCTCAATCCTGCAGGATTAGTGACTATGGTAAAATTTGTGCCGGCAATCTGCCAGACGTTTTCAACTAATACAATAATATTGTTGGCATTGGCCAAATAATCAGGGGCATAAGAAGTATTCAACGGTCCAAATTTTGTTTCTACAAAATCTCCAGGACCATATCCTGACTGAATTATTGAGTTAGTTGCGGAACCTTTGACTGTTTCCCAAAAGCCTGCAATATAACATTCTAACTCATCATTGGTAGTATTGTAACGTAACATTCCGTTAGCGCCATTGGGCATTTCTACTCCGGAAAGATTTGGCTGTTGTGCTGTTGTGCCTTTTGGCAGTCTAAGGCCACCTACACCATCCATAGTGTAACGACCATAGGGGTTGACCTTAAGGGCATTGTCCTTAAGACCAAATCTGCTAGTATTTTGTGTCTTTAAAAATTTCATACTGGTAATGTGCTTACAGTTATAGTTAATAATCCACCAACTCCTCCTGTGGAACTGGCCTGGGCCTGAACTGTATCTCCGTTGCTTAAAACTACTCTTTCTTCGCTGAAGAAAACTGTTTCACCTGCAGGTATTGTTAACTTGCTGACTATTCGTGTGGCTTCAGTGCCTCCACCTCCTCCGCTTGGAACCAAATATAAATCTAGATCGCTAGCACGAGTAGTTTCATTGGTAAGATCTACTGTTCCGGTGTTGCACACAATAATTGTAGTAATTGCATTATTACCACTGCTTGTATAAACTGTGGTTAGCCCTGTAGTTGTTAATCGTGTGTTTGCGATTGCCATTTGTAATCCTTAAAATAACATACTGAAAAGTAGTGCTCTATTTTTACTTATTAATTCATCAGTGGTAAAACTGGCATTTACTGTGCCGTCCAATTCTATACTAGGTCTAGTGTTTCTAAAACTTAAACCTGTAGTACCTGGGCCTGGCGTTGATCCGTAAAGTATAGATGTATTGCCAACCTGTGTTATCGGACTTCCATGATATTCAAAACTCATGGCATATGAAATCACAACCTTGCCTGTACCATTAGTTTCTAATCTTATGTTGGCGTTGGTATTGTCTGACTGAATAACTACTGCGCTTTGATTTTCAAAGCCCGTAAGATTTGTTGCAGTTGGACCTGGGTTGTAATTTCCCGACATAGCTGCTTCTATATCAGGTACTACAGGATCTTCAGTAAAAATAGTAAGACCTGTCATTTCGAAATGATCTTTAGTCATTACTGCTACACGTCTGTTGTCAACAATAAAAGCAATCTCACTACGTGCTGGTTGTGCTCCGTAAGGTCCTATTGCAGGGGTAAAAGATGATGATGGCAGTGCATTCTCTTTGTCAAATACAATGACTCTGGTATCGTCTTTGGTGATTTGAAATGTGGGATTTAGTTGAATCGCATCATCTACATAACGTTTGTTTGGAACATCGTCGTCGTCTAACACTCTCTGTTCGTAGTTCACAGTACCTGTTACTTTTACAACTCCTGTGCCGGCACCAATTAGAATTAAATCTCCGTCGTCAGTGGCAGCATCTGTGAGAATCTGTGACAGTTTTAATTTGCTGTCTGTGTAATTGAAGCCATCGTCGGGTGTTCCCTGTGCTATCTGCCAAGTTTCATTAGCTTCGTCCCACAACAAAGCAGTTGGTGCAACTTGGCTAGAGTCAATGTTATAACCTCGATCTATCTGTACGCCAGAATAACCCAGTGTGACACCTTGTCCAGTTTCACCATAATTGAGGATAATGATGTTATCCTGCACATTCAAGTTTGTGGCTTCAACCGTGAGGGTTTCTCCCAATACAATGAGATTGCCAGTGATTCGAACTTCGCCTACATTAGGACCGGTGTCCAGCAGAATACTACTGCCTTCACCGGTTTTAATATTATAATCACCGCTAGATTGTACTGTGCGTCCACTCAGTGCCATATAATATTCCTAGATTAAATTGCTGTTAGTACAATATAGTCTGCTGAGGAATCGCTTTCTAGGTACCATGTGTAACGAACACCATCATGATTAGTGGCAGTATTGTCATCTTCACCCCTATGGATACCACCGCTTAGTACTGGTACAGTTGGGAAACCATAAGCTAAACGTTTTGTTAGTTTACGGATTGGAACTTGACCGTTATTAGCTGCTTGGCCTTGATTTGTAAAGCCATAAATTAAAATTTCACCGTTGGCGTTTGGTGTTGTGTCGACCAGTTTACCTACTTTTCTAATACCGTCATAGAATAATGCTACACCAGCTCCTGTGGCTGTGGCTGCATTGGAAATAGTGATAGCTGATGTGCTATCAATAGATTCAATCACAGAACCTACCGGAATACCAACTCCGTGTATTGCAGCGCCTACTGAAAATTCGTATTGTGCATCTGTAGGGTCTGTACTTACTGAAGTAATTTGTTTACTGCCTAACGTGGTATTTCCTGTTACAGCACTAGCCATACCAAATTGTCTTGCAACAACAAATGTGTTCGCACCTCGTTGTTTAACTATAGAATAATCTGTATTTAATGCACTGCTAAAATAACCGCTTACTGTAATTCCAGTATTTGTACCAACACCATTTCTAATAACATCTGTACCAAATATATCTTTCTTTAATGAACGTCCCATTTGTTTCTCCTAGTGATTTTTTAAATCATACGCGGCGGGTTCCGCATAAGTCCGATTTTACGGCTCTTACTTTATGATACTTTATTTATCCGCGACTCAGTATAGCCATCAGTTCTAATTTTTCCACTGTGCCTAACACTTGATTGATGGCGTCTATTTCTCGTTGTGCTCGTTCTAGATAACTTCTATTGTGTGTTTGTCTATGCATGACCATAATTTTACTGTGCTGCTGTATGTGTCTATCTATAATTTTTTCTATTTGTTGTACATCGTGCGCAAACATAGGAAAACGTTTGCGCCAAACTGAAAATTGATTTATCAGTTGTGTAAAATCTTTATCACTTTCTATTTGCATCAGATATTTAAGTCAAACAAAAAGGACCCGAAGATCCTTTTTGAACTTTGTTGTAAAAGTCAGCGATCAAGCAAACTTAACATTACCGCTAGTGATAGCAACGTTAGCCAAATAATCAGCTGCGTTACCTAGAGATGATGCTGTGTTTGTCAATTCAACATAACCATAACGTGTCATGAATGATACGACTGGTTCGAATGTTGATGGATCTAGTACAACTCCACTGCTCATCAATGGAATGTATGGGCAGTAGAAAGCGGCCGCATCAGATTCTGAAGAACCTTTGTAGCCAATTAGCACTGGAGCACTGTCAGCGGCATAACCGTTAACATAAATCTTCATAGCACTGTTTAATGTACCAACAAACTTGGTGTTTGTAGGAGCTTCGAATGTACCTTCTGTTGTACGAGCAAATGCGCTTGTAGTAGCAGACTGAAGAATTGTCAATGCAAATGGACTAACAACTGCAAAGTTACCTGCGCCACGACGTGTACGCTGTGCAATGATGTTGCTAGCACGATTGATTTGAACAGCTAGAGCAGCGTGTTCGTCACCAACAAAAGTAGCAGTACCACTAACAGTAGCTTGGTCGTATGTTAGTACGGCTGTGCCAGATAGTGTTGTCAAGCTACGTAGAACTTCTTGATCGATCTCAGCTGTGATCTCTTGTGCAAGAGCAGCCATGATTTCTGCTTCGATGTCAATGCCTTGTTGGGCTTGTGCATCTTGAGCAGCTTCAAACGTCCAGCGAGCTGATAACTTACGTGTCTTAGCTTCAACTGTTTGTTTCAAGATCTGAATGCTCATTCTGTTACCAGCTGCACCTTCTTTGGCTGCTGTTGCATCAGCTCTGCCATTTGTGTTACCAGAATATCCTTCTGCAACCTTAAATGGTGATAGAGCTTCTTCACCAGCACTTGCACTGTCACCAGTACTGCCTGTGTAGTTGTCTGCGTAACGAACACGTAGAGTGTGGATTTGACCCACTGGGCCAGTCATAGGCTGGACACCTACCAACTCGTTAGCAATAACTGTTGGCATTACACGTCTAATGACGGGTAGAATAACACGGTTAAGTGTTGCGATATTGCCGGCGGATGTGGCTCCAGCAGTGGCACTCTCTGCCAAATACTTGCGGGTATTTTCTAGAGTAGTTGCCATTACTGAACGCTTGTTACCTTGAAGACCTTCTAAAAGAGCTTCTTTGGTTTCCGACCAGCGTGACTCGAGTAATTGTGACATTATAGTTCTCCTTAAACTTTTAGTCCCGCAAGCCTGCGGATGTCAATGATTTCAGCAGTTTTATCGTCGCTGCTGATTGATTGTGCCTGTTTATTGCCTGTGATTTCTTTTGATTCTGTAAGTGCTTTTTTAACTGGTACTCCACCATCCATTACAGCTGGTAAGTATTTGTCAAAGGCTACATGTAGTCTGTCAGTTTGAATAGATTCAAGTAATTGTTTCATTACTTGTTTTTTATCTCCTGCTAATGGATTTAGCAATTCGCTCATTGTTTCTTTGCGAGTGGCTTGATCTTTAGCAATGCGTAATTCTGTTTCACGACTTTCAACTAATTTCTGTGTATCTGCAACAATCTTTGCTGCTTCTTCAAGTTCTTGCTCTTTTACAGCAAATGCTTTTAGAAGTTTAGCGGTTTCTGATTTCTCATTAAGATGGCTGGCAGCATATTCGCTGGCAAAACTTTCAAAAATTCTGCGACCAAAATCATTTCTACGAGCAGCTTCAATGTCTTCACGCAATTGATTCATTTCAGAACGTAGTCCTTTAGAGACTGTTTCTTCAATGATTTTTGCAGAACGTGCAACAAAATCTTTCTTGATAGCTTCAAACTTGGCCTTGCTTTCGCGAACCAATTTTACTTTGGTTTCGGCTAAATCTTTTTTATCTGCGTGGAATTCTGCGATTTCTTTCGCTAGGGCATCCACAATAAAGGATTCTAGTTGTGTTACATTGTGTGCTACACGTTGGCGATCTTCATGCAATTCAGCCAACTCTTTACGCAGATTGTTCATGACAAATGATTCCATTGCGGTAGAATCTTGTGTCATTTTTTCTGCATAACGTGCTCTGGCATCAATTAGTCCTTGACGGTCTTCGGCTAGCTCGCCTAGTTCCGCTTGTAGGCGGTCCGTTAGCATAGCTTCTACAGCTTCAACCATAGCAGACTTGTCGTGTTCGTACTTTTGTGCGAACTCTTCACGAAGTGTTGCGGTGACGTGGTCACGGTTTTCTTGAATTCTGCTTTGCCAAGCAGTTTCAATTTCCGATTTTATTTCTTCGGAAATCACATTGTTTTCAAACAATTGTTTTACGATGTCTAGCATGTGATTCTCCTACTGTTATTTGAGACCTCTGATGATTTTCACCAGATTCTCTGCTAGGTATTTCTGTGCCTTGGGGTCGCCTTGAACTTCTTTTGCCATTGTAAATGCCTTATATCCACCTGTTGTATTCATCAAGTGTTCGTATACTGGTGTAGGATAAGCTCCCGGGGCGCTGGGTTGTGCCACAATGTCTACAGTGATTATTTCGAATCCCTGAACATTACCACTGCCATCTACTTCGCCTGAGCCTCTGCTCGATACACCTAATTTCACTCCCGACTCCAACATGGTCTGTACTAGATTACCCATTGGAGTGGGAATTATTTTTAGTTTTCCGTAGCCGTTAGGACCATCCATCCACATCTTGGTAATCATATGACTAACACGATCTAGATTGATTTTTAAATCCTGCGGGTGATCTAACTCTCCGCAAACAGAGTATCCACCGGAGATCTGTTCGTTGAGCGTCTTGACAGCCTTGCCAATCTCTTGAGAAGAATAAATTCGCTGATTCTGATTGCGGATATCGCCTTGAATGCAGATACCGTTCAGATGCAGCGATTTTTTATCGCCCTCGCCTTCGCTCTCCAAGACAATCTTTGCCTGGTCAAAACTCAATTGTTCACTGAGGGTAGTTTTCACCGTTGCGTCCTATTATCTACGGCCACGGAAAAGACTTGCTTTATCGACTGAACCGGAAGAACCACCTGCTCCGCTGAATTTACCTTCAGCTTCGCCTTTCTTCTCTGCACCATGACCTGGCTCTTTCTTACTGAAAGCACCACCTGCCTTGCCGCCTGGAACGTTGATATTGCCTGCGTTATCTTCTTTTGGGTTGCCTTTAAATAGGCTGGAACCCTTTAAATGTCCTTGATTGGCCAAAGTTACTGCTTCTTCTTTGCTTTGTGCAATGTTAGAAGCTGTGCCACCCATGTCGTTTTTACCTGCTACAATACTTTTTGTGTTAGCAGGACCTGCAGATCCGCCTGTGCCAGAAAATGTGCCTTCTGCACCGCCTTTCTTCTCTGCACCATGACCGCCTGCAACTTTTTCTACATACTCACGCACTGTGGCTAGATCGAAATCGTCTTTCATTTCATCTGGTGGACCCATGTCATCACCCATGTCATCACCATTCATTGCGTCAAATTTGGCCTGTAGTTCATCTACAATAGCATCTAGATCTTGGAACAACTCTTCTGGGGCTTTGTCTCCCATTTCATCGTCCATTTCTCCATCTAGTTCGCCTTCTAAGTCATCACCCATATCTGGTGTGTCACCCATTTCGTCATCAGCTTCGATGGCAATATCTTCAAAGCCTTCATCCATTTCTTCGTCTTCTTCATCCACGGCTTCGTCAACTTTGTCTTCGTCTTCTTCATCCACGGCTTCGTCGACTTCTTCTTCGTCTTCTTCAGCGGCTTCGTCTAATTCTGCATCGATGAGATTTTCATAGATCTCACGAGATTTCGCAACTACGTACTCGTGGAATAATTCTTCTGCTTTAGCTTGATCGTCGTTGACCAGGCTTTCGAGCATCTGCTCTAGTTTACTTTTATCTGACATGTTTATTCTCCTTAAAGATGATTTGGCTGTCGTGTTTTATTTACTACAGTTGTAATAAAACTGTGTTAAATGGTAGTTTTTTGATTGATTTAGTTATTGTAAATAACTTCTGGGTAATTTAATTTAAACTCGTGATAGTTGATATGTTTGAGATTGGGATGTTGATACCCCAATTGATCAGGCACAAATGCACCATCTTCAATAACTCTAACAAACTTGATCTGTCTAAATTCTTTGATAACTTTTTCAGTTTGACTCAACCAGTTGCCGTGGAATGTAGGCGCATCTGTGCTTTTCTTATAATTGAATGTGTCTGCATACACATTGTTGAATTTTCCAGCAGCTCCTTGATAATCAAACCCTAATATATAGATAGTTTGATAGGTGTGTGTGCTAGCAAACCATAGTGCAGTAGGACCACTGCTCCAGCCTTTGTGCGGGCTAAAAAAATTGATATTTGCTTTTGATGTTATGCCTTTGTTGGAATTGGTCCATACTTGGTGTGTTCTGTGATAACCTGAAGCTATGATTTCATTCACCATTTTGACATCAACTGCCACTAGATAATCTGGGGCAAATTCACGATACAAGGCGTTGCAACCGTATACAGTGCCTCGTTCTTGAAAGTTTCTAGGATCTACGTTTAGTCTGCTTTTGCCGTTACCTAGTACAAAAGCTACATCATTCCGCTGGCTGCGCTGCTTCAACTGGTGTTCCATACATTTGTCTTATGAATTCTTGTTCTGACTGTTCTTCAAATTCGTGTGCTTCACTTTGTTGACGCAGTTGATTTATTTGTCTAAGTGTTAGTCGAATTTTTCTAGTGTCGCTTTTTTTAACCACAGAAGAATCTCTGGCGCTGTCGTATCTACGATCAACTGCAAAATCATTGTTGTTGTCGTTGAAATATAAAAATTCTAATAGGAGCATATTGTATTTATATTTTAGACTGCTGTAGGTACGGCCTGCTCGTCGGGTGCTGCGGCTTGCTGTTCGGCTGACGCCGCCATAGCGGGATCAGCTTCTTGATCTTGTGCGTCAGTTTCTGCTCCTAAACTACCCGGTGTAATGCCTATGCTACGCATTTGACTACTAGCATCAGGAGACGGTTTTAGATTACCGCCGTTTTCTTCTCTCCACATACGTTCGTTTTCTTTGATTTCTTCTTCTGATAGTCCTAAGAATCTTTTTAGAGCAAAACGCTTGCTGAGATGCGGCATTTCTTGAACCTGAGAAAATATTGCTGCTCTAGTGGTGTCTAGTTCAGCTTGTCGATAGGCTGCAAAATTCTGTGGCTCGTTGAATTTTAACTCGAATAAGCTGGAATCAATGTTGATGCCATTGTTGTTCATCCAATATTTGAATTCAACATCAAAGGTTTCTACTACCATGGCCTGTAGACGTTTGCAATATTCATTGAATCTTAGTTCTTGAATATATGCTGTACCCACTTTGCCATCTGCTAGACTGTTTGGAGCTTCGTCAACTGCTGTGGGCAAATATGCACTAGGGATTCTTAAAGCACGGAATAACTTGTTAGTAAAGTAGCGTAGGTCAGTGATTTCACCTAGATTAGTGCCGCCTGGTAGTGTTTCTACTTTTGAACCACGACCTTCTGCTGTCTGCGGGAAAAAATAGTCTTCGCTGGCGCTAAGTGGATTATAACTGGCATCAACCATGTTTTGTCCACCGCCTGTACTACTAGGAATGCGTCTTTGTTGTATTTCATTTTTGACACGTTCAACAAAGCTCATGGCCATGTGTGCCGGCATATTTCCAACGTCCACATAGAAAATACGTCTTTCTGGAGCACGTTGTATACGATAGATAATGATGGCATCTTCAAGCAATTCTTTCTGCTTGTAGACCTTAAACACAGATTCTAACAAACTATTGCCAAATGGATAGTTGTTGTCTAAGCCTTCACTGAGTGTGATGTGTACCACGTGTTTAGCATCTACTGTAACTTCATTAGTTTGATTGTGAAACCTAGTGCCTGGTGGTTGTGCGACTGAGCCAACCATACCACGACCTAATCCACCGCCACTGGAATAGCTGCTTGTACCGCTGGGCGCAGTGTTGGTTGTGTTGTGAGGAGTAGTTGCAATTAATTCTTTAAAATTAAAATTAATGTCTTTAATCACATACTGTTCAGGGATCTTGCCTTCACTTTCATTCACAATAATTTTTGTAACTTTGGCTGCATCTACAAACAGCCATTTTTGTGTTTGCGGATCTCTAACGAAAAAACAATCTCCGTACTTGAATGTGTTCCGCACTATACGAAATATTCTTGTTTCAAATTGTTGTTGTTTTGTCCACTTTTGCAGACTGTCTTTCAACAATTTTACTTCTGTTGAAGTAGGTTTGCCTTTGAAGTAAAAATGAAATGGTGTGGCATTTTCTTTGTCTTTTTGTGTGCAGAATTCTGCAAGTATGTCTAAGGCAGCATTGACTTCTGAATCCATGTCCATAGTATCATACTGCATATATCGTTCAACACGATTAGGACTGCCTGCATAAACATCTGGTAGAAAACTGGAGTAGTTTGCACGGGCTGGACCTGGTCGACCACCGCCGATAGGACTCATAGATCCTGTTTGATTTTCTATTTTTACCGGTGTAAAGT